CATGCTCGTTAGCATATTGTTTGTACTCTAGTCCAAATAGTGCATTTAGACCAGGCTCTAGTTCTTTAACTAGTTGTGCTCTTGATATTGCCATAGTTAATTGCTCCTATTAGTTAGAAATAGACGCCGCTGGAGAAATTTGAACTACTACGTTCGAATTTGCTGCAGTGTTGTCATTGTTTTCCGGATCGTTTGCAGTTCTAACAATTCTAAACTGAGAAGTTGCATCTGCACTAGCGATATTTAATTTAACAGTCGATTGACCATTAATTTGTGTACCAGCAGTTGCACCATCAGTTGGATTAAAAGTGCTTAGAAGATTTGCTTGAGATACCGCTGCATCCGCTTTGCAAGTATATTCTTGCATAGGGTTGTCGTTAACCAAGCCGATTCCGTCGCTTGACCCAGTATTATAGTCCGTTCCGAACGTAGTACCAGATAAAACGTGGTTTGCGAAAGTAGGTTTGCTTGTAGAACTATTTACATAAAATATTCCATTAAACACGCCTACGATTGGTTGAATGTTAGAAGTTCCAGTTGACCAATCCACTCCACCAGCAATTCCATCGTCCATAGTGTCTGCTGTAGTATCTTGTAGATACCCATCGTCACCTGCCGTGTGTTGCTGTGAAACAGGATTGTTCTGAAAAATCCCTACACCCAAACCTGATTTGACCATGTACTCAGCCTGTCCACCTGTAGCAGGAGTTGATCCTACTGTAGGTGCTTGTCTGAATCCAAAGCCGCCTGTTTGGTTTGCCATAGTTGTTTCCTTTTATTGTTAAAGTTAATTTAATGGATAGGAATTACTAAATAATTAGCTTTTCTTTGTACCACCAAAAGTTACGCTAGATGATGATTCATTTCTGAATTTCATCCCAGCTTGCCTTTCCTTCATAAGATCGTTGTTAATGGCTTCATCTTTTTCTTGAGTTTTCTTATTATAGTATTCCTCAATTTGAAGAGCGATCTCTTCCGGTATCCTTGCCAGCAAAAGGCCTCCTACTCCAATGATCCCTGCGTATCTACCTTCAGTCATTTGCGGATAATCCTGATCTGGATATTCATCAGCTCTAACTAATTCATATCCTTCTCTTAGAGACGCTGCAACATTTTTGGTATCTTGATACCCCATGCTTTCAGCTCTTATCCACTGATGTCGGTAGCCTGTTGGCGCAGGCGGTGCATCGAGTGAGTTGGGTGGAGTCCAGATCTTTTTAGATTCCTCTTTTGATCTTGTTTGACTCGCACGTGAAGTTTTCATTTTATCTTGTTCCATATGCTTATACTCCTTCCGTGATTTTTAGTTGTTTTGCATAATCTTCGAGTGGCACACCTAATCTTTTAGCTATTGCTACCTGTGAAGGTGTGAGCTTGACAGTTTTCTTGCGTCCTTGTGGGGCTGAACGTTTAGCCGAAGCTACATTTTGAGCAGGTTTTGCTCTTTCCGTAGTTGTATCCGACATCTTATCAAATTTGTGCGGAAATTCAAGTCTTATTCTTTTATCAACTTCTGCATAGTATTCGTCAGATTTTGGATCATAACCCTCTTCTTCTACAAGCTTTTTGTGTATATCAAAAGCCGTATAAGTCATAGCTGTATCATTACCAAACCAAGCATTATTAGATGCCCAATCTTCAGCTTTTGCATCTGTTGGTATCGTGCTTGTTGGATCATAAGCTCTTCTTTGAGTATTTATGTTAACTTTTTTCTCAGGTTGTGCTTCTTCTGCAGCTTTTAATTGTCCAAGTCTTGCAGCATCAGAAGATAGTCTTGCCATCTGTTCTTGTGCCGATACTTGTCCATCTACATCTCCTGCTTCAATCGCAACTTTCAAAGCTTGTCTTGCAGCGTCCATATTTGTTTTGACTCTGTTTTCAAACTCTGAAACATAAGACTTATCAAGTTTAGAAAGTTTGCCTTCTAAAGCTTCTTTGTCTCTTTTTACTGATTCAGCAAAAGTTACTGCTTCTTCTCTCTGCCTTTCTGCTTCTCTCATTTTACGAGTTAGTTTAGCAATTCTTTTTTGAACGCCTTCACTATATTCTTTTAGCTCGTCTTTTTTCTCTTCTTTTTGTTCAACAGGTTTTTCTTCAACCTGTTCAACTTCTACCTTTTCTTCTGCAGCTTCCTGTTTAGGTTGCTGTTCGTCTAAATTAATTTCAGTTGCTTTTTCATCAGCTTCACCTACATCAATTAATTCTTCGTTTTTTTTGTTTTCTTCTTGCATAGTTCCTTCCTATGTTAAATGTAATGAAGAATCGATTCTGGGTCACCAATTGTACCTAGAACTTCATCATCGTTTAATATACGCACTTCTCCACCTTCTATTGGTAATCTTGCACCAGCATATCTGGCGAACATTACCCAATCTCCTACTTTACACCATGGCTCTATAAATTTATCTTCATCTTTATAGGCTAGGTCTCCCATTTTCAAAACATAACCACATGTGGTTGCAATTCTTGCCTTGTCTAATTGCTCTTGTGAAAATAAAATACCACCTTTAGTTTTTTCTCTTGGTGTAAAAGGTAAAACTAAAATTCTATATCCAACAGGTTCTGGTAGTTGATCTACCATTTCCTTAATACTCTCTGGATCTAATCTTTTTGCGTGAGGTTCTTCTTTTGCTTGTTCTTTATACTTTTGTTCTAATGCATTGACATGTTTAGGAGTTTCCTTTTTTGTCTCCGATGTCGATAACGTTTCCTTGCTCATTTTTTTGCTCCTTATAGTTTAGCAGGTTAGAGATTTCCTGTAATAACAGTTGATAGGCATACGCCTGTCCTAACATATATTTATATTTTTCCATATTGTCAACACCTCCACTCATCATTGTGTCTTGTATTTGAAGTAAAGCATTGTTTATGGACTTTTTTAGTTTGTCTATAATTACTAAATCTTCCATTAATTAACCCACCTTTCGATTACTTTTATTTTCTCTTCCGCATCTACAATCACCTGTAATAGTTTATTAACTTCATCCAGATGTTGTGGATGTTCACCAATACCTACCGGATTTTTAAGATAGATATTAATTGTTGCTACTGACTCAGCAACTTGTGCTTCATACCTTTTTTTTAACGCCTCTAGCATTTCTTATAGCTTCCTTTCCTCTTTTTGCTATGGAAGCAACTTGACTTTTACCCATCACTTTTGCTCTTTGTTCCATAACGGTTAGTATTTGTATTTTACGTGCAAATGGTTTGTTCACACGTTTGACCTTCGCAACAGTTGCTCTTGCATCTGCTGGAGTTGCAAACTTAATCCCTACTGTATCCCTCGGGTTTTCATCTGTGTAGAGTCTTCTACCAGAGCCTTTTGGTTTTTTACCCGTTCCTTTTTTTGGATCTGCCATGCAGGACTCCTTTCAAAGTTTTTGCTTGCGCAGCGTGTGTCTTTGACGCTTTCTGCAAACCTTTCATTACTTTTTTTAGTTTAGCTTTTGCTTTTTTCATATTGCTCCTTTGTTAAATAAATCTTTTTCACTTTCATTACATCTTAATTCTAAATTTAAACTAATTCTTTTTTTATCTTTTGATGGATGCAGACGATGATCTACCGAACCAGGAAATATTAATATATCATCGTTTTGAGGTTTAATGTGTGCTTCTCTTCCTTCATATCTAAAATCTATACCTTTGCCTTGTGTATCTAAATATATCACACCATTTATGGTTGCAGTGTCTTTATGGTTATGCCAATCAGCAAGATTAAATTTATTATCTGTTATACAACACCACACTTCAAAATTTTTATCTTTCAACGTAAATTTATTTAAACATTTTTCTGAGCAAATAATAAACAGATGATATAGTTTATCTATAAGATTTGTCTTTAATTTAAAGTTTCCACTGTTTTCTAAAAATTTTCTTTGATCAACACATTCATTAATTAACTGTGTTTTATAATCTTTAATAAATTTTGTTAGAGATATTTTATGAACTAGCACTTCCATCTCCGTCTAGCCTGACGGATTCTGGAATTTGGATCATTTCTTGTTTTTGCTGATGCTCTTTTAAGTTGCCCTAGTGATCTTGCGCAGTATGATTTTCTGCGTTTGGCAGCTTTTGATCCTGGCTTCACTTTTCCAGTCACGGCTGTTTTTAGTTTAGAACCGGGATTTAGTCTTCTATAGGCTTTGACACCGGCTCTTGTCATGCCTGCTCCAGACTTTGTAGGTCTAAAGTTTTTTTTATTTCTAGCTGGCATAGGTTTTCTTTCTCGTCTCATACTAAACCTCCCATGCCCATGCTTTTTCTTTTTGCGAATGTTCTTACGTTTGTTGGTTTTCCACCAACTCCTTGTGGTTTACTTCTTTTCCTTGCAACGGCACTCCGCCTCTGAGAGTCTGTCATCCTTGCTGCTTTGGCAGCAGGCACGCACTTTGGATATTTTCTTTTTGAACCACTTGCAGATTTTCTTCCACATTTTTTAAAACCCCCGCCTTTCTTCTTGGCTCCTATATCGACCCAATCTTGTTTAAACCACTCTTTTAAACCACCCATTACCTAATCTCGCAACCTCTACCTTTTTTAGCAAGACCTCCACTTTTTAGAGTTACTCTACCACCTTTAGCCTTACCTGCTGGTTTAGGTCCTTTGAAATCTTTTCTCCTTACACCAGATGGGTCTTTAATTTTACCTGCACAAATTTTACTTGCGTAGGCATTAGCATAGGCGCTAGGGTATACCTTAAATTTTCTTTTTGCTGCTGCTTTACCTCTAGGACAAAGTTTAGTCATTATCTTTTCCTCGCTGTTTGTTTTGCTCTTGCAAAGTTAGCTGCTGTCGGTGCACCTTTTGCACCTTTTTTTCTCATTCTTCCACCACGTTTTCTTTTAGCATGTATGTTTGCGTATAGCCCTCTACCTGCCATTATTTTTTCCTCTTGATTACGCCTCTACCTATTAAGACGTCTTTTTTAGTTACTTTACCATCACCAGATAAGTCAGGAAATTTTTTAACTTTGCCACCATCTTTCATGTAGCCCATTTTATTTCTGACAGGTTTGGGTAAACTTTGTAAACCTTTTTGGCCAGGTCTCACTGGTTTTAATTTTCTTCTTGGACCTTCTTGCCTTGGATCAGGAGTTGGTCTTTTATCAGGTTTTTTTGCTCCAAATTTTTCTCTTGGTTTTCTTGCTCTATCCATCATACCGCCATCTTTTTTACCAGGTCTAATTGGTTTTGGCTTAAAAGGTTGACCATACCTATCTTGTGGTTTTGGTCTTAAAACACCTGGACCGCTTGGTTTAAGTGCTCTTCCTGAACCTTTTAATTGTATACCGATTTTTCTTTGCATTATTTTTTCCTTTTCTTATCCACGTTTTTTATTTTACCTTTGTTCTTAGATGCATAAAAAACTTGTTCAGCTTTTTTACTACCATAAGTCTTTCTCATAGACTTCATGATTTTCTTACCTTTAGGTGTAAGAGGCATTATCTATTGATTTTGCCTTTTTTCTTCATCTTGCTACCGAATTTTCCGTAAGATTCATCTCTGCTAGCTTTTAATTGTTTAGCAGTTCTTTTCTTCTTAATTCTCATAGCGATAGATTCATCTTTTCTAGCTTTGTAACCTTGTTTCTTCTTACCAACTTTGCCGCCTTTTTTCATTGCGCCTCTGTCCATAAGTTCAGTAGGTTTTCTTTTAGATTTCATACCCATACCGTATCCTCTTGAGTACATCATCTCGCCAGTTCTGCCACCCATACCACCGCCTTTTCGAGCGACTCTAGGTTGTGCAACTTGTTTATTAAATCTAGGGTTTGCCATTATTTTTTTCCTCCGTTTCTAAATATTTGTGTTCCCTTTATCCCAAAAATGCTCGCAACCACTAGAATCCACAGGTTTGTGAACCATGAAGGGAGCGTTGAGAAATACTCAAAGAAAAGTTTTACCTTTTCCATTGCCGCCGGATCGTCACTTAGGACTGCCCAGGCTAATACTATAATCGGAGCCGACAAAATTATCAATACAAATTCGTCTTTCCAGTCCGATTGTCTGGCCTCAAGAAGTTTACCTTGGTAAGCTTCTTCACCTCGGGCCATTTTTTCTGCATGCATTAATTGTGCATCAGACATTGCCATTTTAGTTTTCTGACGGTTAGAATAAATCTTTGCGCCAGCTTGCATAGCAATTTTTGCTAAACTGAACCAAGCCATATTAGTACCAAGTAGCTTTAACTGGTTTTTTGTCAGGTCTCATACGTTTTGTACCTCTAACATCAACCACTTGAGATTTATCTGGGTCAGTCATTTCAACAGGTATACCACCTTGTTGTAATCCGTCTTTACCAACACCTAATTCGTTCTCAATTTTAGGTGCTTTGACGTATCCTTGACCTCTTAAATAATCTTTAGTCATTTTAATCTCCTTATTTGTTTAATTATAACTATTTTTTCTTAAAGTTTCTACCAAAATCGTGAATTTTGCTTTTGTCAGCCATACCTTGTTTGGCTAACGACACAGTTGCTCTTAATTTTGCTAGATTTTCGTTTTGTTCAAGCTTTTCTTCTTGATTTTCTTGATTCATAAGAGCTTTTGCAGTGTCAAGGTTGATTCTCTCTTGTGCTTCTTCGCCTTTTCTTTCATTTTCTTTAGCTCTTAAGTCAACTTCTCTTGCTTTTAGCTTAATTAATGGGTCACCGCTGTACTCACCCATAATTTTTTGCTCTTCATCCATGTAATCCTTAGTCATTTCAGCAATAAGTTGTGCTTTTCTTGCATTAATTTTCATTGTTAACGCATTTGCTTGTGCAATGACTTGTGGATTTTGTGGATTCGTTTTTAAAACAGCTTGCATTTGCTGTGCTTGTAATAATTCAGCAGAAAATTCTAATTGAATTTGTTCTTGCGCCATCAAACTAATTCTTTCAAGTATATTTTTTTGTAATGCAGCCATAACTGATGGTGAGTTTTGCACCATATTTGATTTCATAAAGTTTAAATGTGAATCAATGTGAGCTTTGTGGTCTTGGCCAGGAAAAGCTTGGAAAGGTTTCATACCCATTGCAGCAATTTCTTCTAAAGATGGATCTAAAGGTGTAGGAGCTGCAGGTGCAGGTAAAATTGCATTTACATTTTTTACACCTAACGCATCATACATTGCTCTATAAGCTTGATAGATATCATGTATCTGTGGATTAGTTTGTGCTAATTGTAATTGTGTTTGAGCCATAGATATTCTTTGTGTTTGTGAGAATATATTTGGATCAGCCACAGGTAAAATATCTACCTTGTCATCAAAGTCTTGCACTTTTACATTTCTCGTAGCACCAGGAACATCGTATGGATACTCTGCTGGTAGATAAGTTTTAAATACTTCTGATAATAATTTAAATTCTTGTTTTAATCCGACATACAATCTTTTGTGTATTGCAGACATAACTCTTGAACCTCTTTCAAGTAATGCAACTGTTGTTCCAACTGCAGCTTGTTGGTTCATGTCTCCAACTTGTGAGTCAGCGATTGATGCAAATCTTTGACCTGCGTTTACAACAATACCCATCAACTGAAGTAAAGTTGCATCTGGTCCTTTAAAAGGTAGCTGCATAAACTGATCTTTGATGTTTCCGCCTGGTGCATCAACATCTCTAAACTCTCCTGGTTGTAAAGGTTGTGCATCATCTCTAATTCTTAAACCTCTTGTTTTAAATCCTGCTGGTAAGTTTGCTAAAGTTCCTGCATCAAGTAATTGTCTTAACGCAGCTGTAGCAGTTCTAGTTAAACCACCAATCATGTGAATTAAACCAAAACCATAAAAACCTGTGCCAGGTAAAAATTTAAATTGTACAAAGTAATCTATTTTTTTCTTTAATGGATCATCTAGTTTAAAGTTTCTTCTAATAGATAATATTGTTTGGTTGTCGTCAGCAAAAGTTATGATGTATGGTAATTTAATTCCCGTTGGCATACCATTCTCATCCATATCTTCATAGCCTACTAAATCTAAATTCGTGTGCATTTCATAAAGTGTATATTGATCTTGTTGATCATCTTTTGAAATACCTTCTAATTGTAATTTCTTTTCATCAACTTGGTTTTCTGTAACAGGCGGATCGCCTAATTTTACATCTCTGTAAAATCCAGCGACCTGTTGTTTTCTCAATTCGTTACCAGACATTTTGATAACATGAACAATTGCATCAGTATCATCTAATGAGGTAGCTGAGTACGGAACAATTAAATCTTCTGCTGGTACGAATTTTGATACGGCTCTACCTAAAAGTTCATCGTAATAAACTTTTTTGAATGTAGAGCCGCTGAGGGGTAGATAGAAAAGCATTTGATCAAACTCTGGTTCATACTCTTTCATCTGATCCATGAGTTGATAATTCATAAAATTTTTAACACGTTTTGATTGTTCTTCTTTAGCGATTGTTACATCACCTAAAATTTGTGTTCTAACCGGACCATCACTTGGTAATAATTCTTTGTAAGCTGTAGCTTGAAATTGTGTTACTGCTTCTGCTAACACCGGATGATTAACACCAGATGCACCTTTAAATGGTTCTGTTCTTCTTTCGTATTTGAAACCTAATAATTCTAAACCTTCTCTGTAAGACTGCTCCCAGTCTCCTCTTGATTCTTTGTATTCTGTGTATTGATTGTAAAGTGTTTGACCTAAAGATTCTAAATCTGAGTCTGACATATCCTCAGCTAAATTTGCAAAGTGTCCCTCTGATTGTCGACCAGGGACCGTTGTTGGATCGAAAGTAACTTCAGCTCCACCTTGCTCATCCATTACAACTTCGCTTGTGTCAGTCGTAACAACTTCTTCACCACCTGGAATAGCTACTTCTTTTTCTTGAAACTCTTCATCTTTGATTTCTTCAACTGTGTTGGGTAATGACTTATCTATGCTATCTACCATATCCTCTATCCTATTATTAAATTACACCTCTGACTGCGACTATACCCTCATTATCTGGGGAAGTAAAGTCTTCTTCAAATTCATCTTCGGTCATGATTGCTGGAAGACCTACCATTTCTTTTCTACGAAATTCAGGATCTTCTCTCATACGTTTATTTTTAGCGGCAACATCAGCTGATACTTCATAAGCTATATATAAATCTCTTGGATCTGTAATCCCAGCTTGTAAAGCTTTATTCACATCATATAAACCAATTCCCGTGCCTATCACAGGCAACGCTTTTAATACGGGTTTAGCTGCTTTAAAAGCTGTTTTAATTCTAGAGGGTTTAGTTGTCTCAACTGTTTTTTTAATGGAGGGACCTGTCAAGTTCTTTCCAATTGGTTTACCAATATCAGTAGATAAACCTAATGCTTTTAAATTTCTATCTAGGACTTGACTAGCTGGTATTGGTTTTGCACCGATAATTCCTTTGTTTGTAGATATTCGAAGACCATATTGATCTAACACCTTAGATATTTTTTTTATTTTTTCAGGGTCTGCATCAGGTCTATTAACATAGGCTTCAACAGCGCCAAAAAATCCTTGATTAATGTTTTTTGGAGCCATTTGAAAGTTAACAGGAAATTGCATATTTCTTTTTCTTTTTGCAACAGAAGAAATATGATCTCTTTCAAAAAGTCTATCCTCCTTTAGAAGTTTTGCTATTGCTTCAGGGCTTTTATTTTTTGATATAATATTACCTCTTCCATCTAATTTTAAGTTAACTAGATTAATAAACTTTTGATTATTAGCTAATTGATCAGAATTGTTTTTTAAAAAAGAATTAATTTTTTGAACACGTAAATCCTCTGCTTTATTGAAAGCTTTATCTGCTTTAGATGCAAACTTTTCTCCCTCTTTTATGTTTGCCATTCTAGCTGCTTTTTTACGACTTTGTGGTGTCCCTTCTTTTTTAGGGGGCACAGTTCCTACAAGATCATCTCTTCCGCCCGCTCTAAAATAATTAACCACAGCGTTTTGAGTAACACCAAGTTCTCTAGCAACTTGTCTTGTGCTTAAACCTAGGTCTTTTAATCTTATCGCTTTTTTAACTATTTGAGAATCAGGTGTTAATTTTCCTATTTTAAATCTGCCTTCAGGTGGAGGTCCATACTTTTTAATATATTCTTTTACTAAAACGTTTTTAGTTGTGGGTGCAAACTTAAGACTTTTTGGGTTTCTAAAACCTAATTCTTTTCCTATTTGCTCTATAGTTAAGTCTGTATTTTTAATTAAATCATCTAGTTTTTCTAAGTTTGCTTTAGTAGCAGGAATAAATTCTTTTAATTTTTTAAAAACTAATTTATTTTTTATTCTCTGTAGCTGTTGTCTTCTTTCTTTTCCATGTTTAAAAGTTATATTTCCAGATGCAGCTTTTTGTTTTCTATCTATCTCATAGAAGTTTTTAAATACATTATCAGCATCTGCATCTATATTATTTTTTGTAACATAGTCTCTGACAAAATTTAAATCTATTTCTGTTCCTTGAGGTAAAGACTCTAAATAATCATATACCATAGCTGCTCCTCCTCTACCAAAACCAATCCTACCACCAACTCTGTACCCTGGTCTTAATTTTTCTTCTAGTATGGCTTCAAATAAAAGTTCTGACATTATTTATTTCTTTTGTTAAAATCATCAAAGAGCTGTCTGTTACCAGGTCTTTTAATTTTATTACCTGTTGTTATGGACTTCTTACCAAATCTTTTTTTAATTTTTTTAATTGCACCTGTAATACCACCTTCTGCTTTATCTTCCTTTGGTTTCTTTTTTTCTCTTAATCTTTGTGCAGCTTCTTTGTTTTGTCTTTTCATTCTAGCTAACATCTGAGCTTCTGACTCTGATCTAGGTCTTGGTTTAAATGGATTTGTAATTCTATCTTTTGGAAACTCTACAACTTTGTTTGAGTCAATAACTTTTCGTCTTGCTTTTAATTTTAACTTCAACAGATCAAGACCTTTAGGCATAACACCTCTAGCTGCTTTATACGCTTTGACTAATAAATTTAATGCTTGTAAATATCCCATTAGTAATAATTGTATTCTTTTTTAGTTTGCGCTTTATCTTTTTCGTCCTCTGGATGCCCTATAAAACCCCCTTGTCTAAATCGCATCACAGCTTGAGTCATAGAATCTACTAAGTCATCATTATCCCCATAGGGAAATGCTGCACACTCTTCAATCACTTCTTCTGCAAATTTATCATCAGGCGCCCAGATTTGCCCTGACTCAAATAACGGGGCAACGGCGTTTACTCTAGCATGTTTATCATTTCCTTTGCTAGGTACGTAATTTATAACAGGTATCCCCATCTTACGCAATTCATAAGTTAAAGGTAATCCAGATGCTTTACCTTCTATGATGACTGTATCAGGGTTCCAATACTTCCACTGATCATAAGCCACCTTCTTAAGATCTGGAAACTCTAGTCGTTCTTTGTGGGCATCAAGTAAAATTAGATTCGGTCCGCTGTCCTCGTTTGGATAAAAGACGCCCCACGTTGTAATTGCAGAATAGTCAGCTGTTTCTTTTTTAAGAAACGCAGTATCATAAGATTGAATAATGTGATGAAGTTTTGGTACATAACCTTTGTCCCAAACGTTCCACCATTCTCGTTTTATGATTGATCCTTCTTCTGCCGTTGGATCTTGCATCCACTGTGCATTCCATTTACCAAGTGATAGTGAAGCTTTGACAGATTCTAATTCTTCTAACTTCCAATACTCAGGCCATGTAGGTTTATTACTTGGTAAGATAGCTGGGAACTCTATGACTTCCCATTGATCCGCTTTCAATTCTTTTTGAGCTTTGATTAACATACCGGTTAGATCTTTTGTATTCCATCTTGTCATGACCACAACAATAGAACCACCTGGTTGTAAACGCTGACGTGGTCCTGAAGTATACCACTCGTAAGCTCTCTCTAGTGCTTGTGCGTTCAACGCATCTTGCTCAGAGTGTGGGTCATCGATAATCAGTAAGTCCGCACCACGGCCCGTGATTGCAGATCCAACACCGGCTGCATAATATTCACCACCTTGTTCTGTCTCCCATTTACCTGCAGCTTGACTGTCCTCTCTAAGTCTAGTTTTAAAAACAGATTGGTATTCAGGGCTATCAATTAAAGTTTTAGCTTTACGTCCAAAGCGGATCGCTAATTCAGTTGTGTGAGTTGTTTGAATAATTTTTAAATCTGGTTTACGTCCCACCATCCAAGCAGGAAGTAAAAAAGATGCAAACTCTGATTTGGTATGCCTTGGTGGCATGTTAATAATAATTCTTTTTGATTTGCCGTTTGCCAAACGGTTAAATTTTTCTGCAATTTTTTTGTGATGATCACCTTCTATAAATTCAGGCCAAACATGTTTTACAAAAGTAAGAAAATCAGATTTGACTTTGTTTTCAGTTTTTTTCTGGTCGAGTTTAATCGCATACTTCATAAACTCTTTACGGACGTCTGGTGGAAGCTTATCTATAATTTCTTGTTTCATAAAATTTTTTGCAGAATTTTTTTAGACTTCTGTTTAACGTGAAATGAATTTTATACCACATCTATGTCTAAAACTAGCTGTAAAGGTAAATATTTTGGGACCCCTTTTGCTGTGAGGGGGGCGGGGCGAATTGTGGCAAAAATAAGACGGCATTTTTTTGGGACCCCTCAGGGCGCCCGCAGGGCGCACACAACCTGTGGTTGATCGGCCCGTCAGGGCCGACCCATTTTGGACACATAGTCTATTGACTATCTGGGAAAATATGTTAGTCCAAAAGCACCATATACGCTTTCGCGTTATTCTTCATGAACCAGTTCAAAAGCTTTCGCATTTTTTTCCAATGCTTACTTGCACCTGTGCCTAGTTCTTTATCCTCTAAAGTAGCGAGAGCCTCATGATAAAATATTTGGTCATGTTTCTCTGCCTCTTCTTTTGTTAGTTCAATGACTTCACCCGTAAATCTATTACGTCTAGTGTAGTCGTTGTTGTCATGTATTGGTTGATATACTACTTTCATATTTTCCTTTCTGTTTATGTGTGGGATTATATCATAATTAACTTACATTGTCAACCTTGTTTATTACCGTCCGTGTGTAGTTTCCCCATGATTGTTCAATCGTTTCTTTTTTAGGGTCATCGATTCTTGTTTCAAGAGGCTCGGTGCGTGGTGCAATCTGTCTGATTGCATTGCCGTGCTCGTTCCAAAAATCATTTTTGCACTCTTGACTACAAAAATAATTCCACGCATTATTCACGTCATAATAATCACTGTCAGTATGTTGTTTTATTTTTCTAGTTCTTAAAACCTTAGAGCCTTTAGTTCCTCGAACTCGGTCAGTTGTCACTTTTGTATGACACTCTGTACCATGACACCAAAAATAAGTCATGATGGTAACCCCACCAACATTGAGCCAACGCCACCACTTGCGATTAATATACCGAGATATAAATCATTGCTATGCATGGCGTAAATTACGCCAAGCATTGCAACAACAAAACCGATTAAGACCATAAGAAGTCTTGCAATAGTTTCGCTCATGTTCTAACCCTCGTTTCTCCAACAGCCATTCTCCAGCCGTCATTATCTAAATCCCAGTAAACTAAACATGGAACGCCATTTTTAGATACAAAAGATTTTCCTTTCGTTCCGTCTGGTTTATCATACTGACCTTTTCTAGTGATAAACTTTCCGTGTTTCTTTGCATAGTAAGTTATATAAAACATATTTTCCTTTCTGTTATATCTGGGATATTATCATATATCCCAGATGTTGTCAAGTATTAATTTGGGTTTGTTGAGTCGTTTACAATAATAAAAGAAACATTCTCATCTTCATTCAGATTTTCTAAGGCAACCAATTTCTTAGATACCTCTCCTATATCTGTATAACCTCTGTTAGCTTTTGGTTCTGTGCTATACTCCCACTTACCCCAAAGTTTTTGTTTTCTTAAAATGTAGTATTGCATATTTTCCTTTCGTTGTTGTTAATGTATGGGATATTATCATATATCCCATACATTGTCAAGTGTTAATTTACACTTTGTTTTTCGTATTCTAGTCTTGCCTTAATCTTATCGGCACGAGATACATTTTTGTTTTTCATGCCTTTAATTAAGTTTGCTAAGTTTGTTGGATTGTAGATTGTTAAACCAGTAGAGTTTGCTCTAATCAACTCTGCCTCCTCAACTTCTATTCCAAGTTCTTTAGCAAGTTCAATACCCTCAGATAAATAACGATATGCTTTCAATCCGATTTTTAATTGGTCGGCTTGTTTCATAATACTATTAATCCAAGTTTGATGTGTTGCGACAACACTTGCTTTAGCTGTTCGCCATGCCAAAAAGATATTGTATTCATCTTTTGTGCAAGCGATTGCTCTTGAACGACAATGACTTGTTCCAATCACATCAAGATAAAAATTATTATTATAATTTTTAGTCATACCAATCGCATTATCATCACTAGAATAATGACTTGATGATTTACCAAGAAATTTATTATTAGCGTCAATGTGTTTGGTTTTGTGTGGGTTGTTATCCTTGCCCTCTTGTTGAGCGATTATATCTGGATTGCAACCATTGGCTTTTAGTTCCTCACGATAATAAGCATGGGCAAAGTGTTGGCTATCTTCACTGTCGCCATACTCATGACCATTGAGATTACCAAATAAACCAAAATCAAAATGTGATTTAGTTTCTTTTTGGTCGCCGTCCTCGTCAGTGTCCTCGTTATGTGAAAAGTAAAAGCAATTATCTTTTGCTACTACATCACAAGGGTCGCCATATTTCTTTTTAAACTTTTTTAATACGGCAACATCTTCACTAGGATAAGACCTTTCGACAACTGCTTTTGCAACATCAAAAGCGTGTCCTTGCATTTCATTGAAACTTTCTCTAGCTTCCATAAATGCTTGTCGTTCCTGAGTGTCCTCTTTCTCGAATACATCTTTTATACGATTGTATAACTTGTTTCGATACTCGGTGTTCATACGAACTTTCTGCATATTTTCCTTTCTTTTTTTTGGTTAATATTACTTGACATATTATCCCAGATGTATTATATTGTCAAGTATGAAATGGAAAGAAAAAAGAATAAATGCAATAAATAGAAAAATAAAAAATTGTTCTAATAAACGAGCAATGACAGAAAATTATATTGATGAGCATTGGCGAATATGCAACTCAAACGCGAGTAATAAAGAAGAGTATAAAGCCCAATGTGAACATGAGTATAATGATTATAGAA